GCTGCAAAAATATGAGATACCGAGGCGGAATTTTGCGTTTGACGCAACCGGCCTCGGCAACTATTTGAAGGCATATACGGACGGGTGGCCGATTACCGCGAACAAGACTGCGATGCAGGAGTACGACGAGCAGGGAAACCAGGTGACGTTCGAGCAATACTTCAACCTACGCTCGCAACTGATGAGCAAATTGGAGGTCGCGTTCAAGACTGGGAAGATTTCCACGACGCTCGACCTCAATATGGTAATCCCGTATGGAAAGAAGGGCGAGACGCGCCGCTTTATTGACGTGCTTTATGATGAGATAAACACATTCCGTGTACAGCAGCGGAATAAGAGAATATATTATAGGAGCAAGGACGAGTACCGTGCGAAGTTCCGCGCTTCACCGAACATCATAGATACGATGTATTTGCGGATGGTGTGGGACCTCGACGCTCGCCCGAAGAAGAAGCCGTCGCCCGAAATCGAGGACGACGCATACGACGAACTTTTTATGGACTATGCCGGGGGACGCCTCGGTGCCGTAGTCTGGGTATAAATTTATAAATCGCGATTTACTATGAATGTAAGTGACTACATTAACCCGGCCAAGAAGAAGCCTTGGAGAAGGCGTGTCTATGACGCAAGGCCGAACGGTGGACCCGCATACAAAATAATGACGCAGGAGGATTTCCTGAATGAGGTGTGTTCCGCCGCGCATAACATCAATTCGCCTCAGATGTCGCGGCGCCCGATTTACGGCCCGACTGGCGAGAAGGACAAGAACGGAAAGGAGAAGTGGGCTATTGTCGGCTACGACGAGGTGGAAACGGTTCCTATTGGGAAGCAGGAGTCCATCATCAGCAAGAAGATTTCGCATTTTGCGGCAGACGGATTTTGGACCGCATCCGAGTCGGAGGACGAGGAACGGTTCGGCACGTTGATGTCGTGGGCGGACACCGTAGGTTTGAAGACGGCCTTCATTGAGGTTATCTCTTCCACGTTTAGGACTGGTGACGGCGCAATTTATTTGTACCAGACCGACGATGACGACGACCCAATTCAGTACGAGGTGTATGGCTATGAGGAAGGTTCCGTGCTGTATCCTAACACGACGTTTGACGGGAAAAAATCCATCGCGAGGAAATACAGGTTTGACAACCACGACGCGGTAGACATTTTTACGACGGAGACGGTTGAAACGTGGATGCAACTCGACCCGAATGGCGACGACAACATTTTCCCGCTCGACGGCAGGACGGTGAGTGACGACGGCTACACTCTCGTAAGGAAGAAAGACGCGCAGGCCGGGAGCAATCTTTGCCAGTGTATTTATTTTAGGGTTGACGATATTCCATCTGGTCCCGCGCAGGAAACCATTGAAAAGTTGGAAGGGGCAAAAACTTATGTCGGCGAGCACCTTAAAGGCTCTGCTATGCCGATTCTGTTTATGAAGGCGGAAAAGACGACTTCGCTTCCGCCTTCGAACCTCGCAAATAAGGCCATCGGCGTGAAGGGCACGGCGGACAGTATTGCACACGCGGATGCAAAGTGGCTTGCTCCGCCGGATGCCAGCAATATCGCGAACCTGCACATCGACGGGCTTGAGGACGATATCCGTGAGACGTGTATGTCCGTTAAGATTGACCCAGAAATCATCAAGCAGGGCAGCGACTCGTCCGCTACGATGAAGATTTTGTATGCGCCGGAGGTGCAGTGGGCGCAGATTCACTGGCCGGAGGTGTTTAAGAGCGCGAAGCAGATGATGCTCGTATTCAAGGCGCTCGTCGGAAAAGTGGAGGGCGACCCGAGGGGATACGGTAATATGCGGATTTCCGTCGGCCAAAATATCTACATCCCGCAGAACGAGGCTGAAGCCCTGAAGATGGAACTCGACCAGGTCTACGCCCGCGTCAAGTCCCGCCGCTCCGCGATGTCTGATATCGGAAACACCCACAAGGGCGACGAAGGCCAGATAGAAAAAGAGTGGCAGAAGGAGTTGACGATGAAGGCGGAGGCCCCGGCAAAGGCTAAGGCTAAATACGGCGTAGATGTGGAGGAGCCACGCGAGCCGAAAGAAAACCCGGCGGATGTAACGAATCAGGCGTCGGGTAAAAGTATTCAGGATTAGAAGAGGGGAGGAGTCAATCCTCCACCTCTTCTATGTATCTCCACTTGGTCCCGCCGGCCGTCTTATGTCTCCCCTTTAATGTAGCGCATATATTTTCCACGCAAAGCCCGGTTTGTCTTGACGCCTCATGTAGAGACTTATATGTTCGGATAATTCCGCCGTCCATCGATAGCTGCATAATCGGCGATTCTCGGGCCTTACCTCTCGTCCTATTTCTTGATTCAATCATCTTCTTTATCCCAGAACCATATTTCGTATTATATTGAACCGTACACCACTCCAAGTTATCTATGCGATTATTTGACGGATTTTCGTCCTTATGGTTTATGCAGGGATAATTGTGTGGATTCGGAATAAAGACGATAGCAACGAGCCGATGAACGGAAAACCGTTTTGTCCTTCCGTCTTTGCTCAGAGTAACTCGCCTATAGCCATTTTTTACATTTTCTTGGCGGAGTGGTTTTGGACGCCCAGTGTTGTGAAAGTTAATGCTGATTACATTCCCAAGGTTGCTTACCCGATAGAGCCCATCGTATCCTGGTATGTCTACCCAGTTCTCAATTTCTTCCATAAATTAAAAAGACTGCCCCAAATGTTCAGCGGTGGAGAGAGCACGCGCTTACTAATTCGGGGCATCTATATGTTTCACTTACCGTCTCTCTCACGGCAATGCAAAGATACGAAATAATTTCGATTCGACAAAATTTGTACCAGAATTTCTTTTTGATAAAAAAAATAATTATATTTGTGCCAAATCTTTCGAAAATTATGAAGAAAAAAATTCAAGACGCGTTGGAACTGGCTTATAAGGATAAGTTAGGGCTGACCGACAAAAAAGTCTACGCGAGGGTCGCCGCACTCGGCGAAACTTACGTAGCAAACGAAGAGGACATCCCCGCTTTTGTAGCAAAGGCGGAAGACCTCATCAAGGGATTCCAGGGAGTAGATGACCAGGGTCGCACGCTCGCAACGGCCAACGCGAAGATTGCGGAACTGGAGGCAAAACTTGCGAAGCTCGAAACTCCAGAGCAGAAACCGGAAGAAAACAAGCCTGCCGAGCAAGACGGCAAAGGCATTCTCGAGCAGATTGCCGCCGCTGTCGCCGCCGCCGTCAGTCCTCTTACGGCTAAGATTGAAGCCCTGGAAAACGTCAATTCGACGAAGGCCGCCCTTTCTGGCGCACGCGACACCTTCTTTGCTGGCGACTACGCCAAGAAATACAAGGATGAAGCGAACGACGCTTGGGAGCACGCCGTGGAAGTCAATGAATTGACGGGGAACAAGATGACCGCCGAAGAACTCGCGGCAAAGGCTGCGACGTACTTCAACAAGGCCGTTTCCAGAAAAGGCGTAGACACCTCGAAGCCGTTTAAGGCGGACCCGCCGGAGACCGATGAGGAGGGAACGCTCGACTGGAGTGCCGAGAAGAAGCGCCTTCAGGACGAGGGTCGTCTGCCCAAATAACAAAAGTAACCTTAAAACCTAACTTAAAATGAGCAACTACGGAAACGCTTTTTTCGCTCCTGACGGCAAGAAATATCCGGCATCTGTGATGCCGATTTGGCTTGAGGTCAAGCGGCGCAAGATTGCGGGCGGCACGTTCAGCCTCGAAGGTGTTGCCAAGGGTACCATTTATCCCGCTGGCCTGCCCGTGCGTCTTGATAAGATGGGTGGTACTGTCACCCTTCTTCCTACCTTTACCGTGGTCGGCGCGGTCGACTCCGCCGCCACTACGCTCGTGCTGAAGCCGGAAACCAACATCATCCCCGCTGAGGATATGATTGTCGGTAAGATGACTTCCGCCGGTGTCGTGGCTAAGGCTGTCGCCCTCGGCGCTGCCACCGCTCTCACCGGCGCTGACGCTGGCAAATATCAGTTTACCATCACCGCGAACTCCCTCGGAACCCTCGCTGACGGCGACCTCCTCGTCGTGGCCTCCGCCTCCGGTTCCAACAAGGCCGCCGTTCTGCCGAACGGTCTGTCTTGGCGTCAAGTCGTGGTCGATTCCGACAATGCAACCTACGGAACCATCGCAGTCGTGACCGACGGTCAGGTTCTCGCCGACCGCATCCCCGCGATGCCGGACTTCTACAAGGACGCTATGCCGGGCATCGAAT